AATTACTCTTGACGCCCTGCAAGACTAAGGCAGAGCTTAAGGCATGGGTAAGACACTTTCTGCAACTTGATTTGCCGGATTACACAGTGAGCCGGCACGCGGACACTAATCCCTTATCTGTTGTATGGGAAATATATGACCTCACGGTAAATAAGAACAACCCGGATAAGATCCAGGAGTTGCTCTATGTTGCTTCTCGAGGTTCTGGAAAGACCCTTGGTGCAGCTATTGCTGAGTTTATGATCATGCTTCATGATCAGCGTGATATCGCTCACGTTGGAGCCATCATGCAGCAGGCCGAACGTGCTTATGAGTACATTCAGCAGTTCTGCGTAGCCCCGAATGTCAAGGGTATTATCGACCCGCCTGGTGTTGCTGAGAGCGACAAGATTCTTCAGAAAAATACGATGTCTAAGAGTGTCTTCATGGTAAATGGTGTGAAGTGCGCCATGGAAATTCTTCCGACCACAATGAAGGCGCTTAACGGCGTCCACTGTTCATTAGTGTCGTGCGACGAGCTAGATACGCTGCAGGGTGAAGGCCTAAAGGCCATTAAAGAAGTGGCTGGTATGTTGGATACCAAGAAGGGCAAGAAACCGCTTCGTATTGGCATTTCTACTCGTAAGTCTCGCGCTGGTCTTATGAATGAGATGATGGAGAACGCCATCAATAAGAGAGGCGAACGCGTTCGCCATATTCGGTGCTGGACGGCGTTAGAATTCACTGAGAGGTGTGTAGACGAACGATCTGGGACAATCCCTACCGGTTATTACCTGAACGTGGAGAAGGGAGAGGTTCTCACGATGGAGGCACATTCCAAATTGGATGTGTCTAAGCAGAAAGACTACCTTTTAGAAAGCGGCATGTTTGATAAGTGCCGGACTTGCCCGGTTGCTGTCTTTTGCCGAGGCGATGCCAAGAAACAAGCTTCTCAGTCAAACATGCTCAAGAGCATTGACGAGTTGAACCAGAAGATTCTTGGTGAAGGGTATGACTGGGCATCATCTCAGCTATTTAACCTGAAGCCTTCTTCAGAGGGCGTCATCTTCAAGGAGTTCGAGGAGAAGGTTCACGTTAAGTCCTGGAATCAACTGTGGCTCATTCTGACTGGTAGAGAATTTCCAGGCACGTGTACGCATGACCTATTTGTCAAGAAGTGTTTAGAGATGAACTTGCCGTGTTACGGCGGCATCGACTGGGGATGGAGCAATCCACATACAGTTGTCTACATGTATGTGGATAGGAACGAGAATGTCTACGTCGTTAAGTGTGATGGTATGACATATATTTCACAGCCCATGTGGATTCACCAGCTGAAGACTAAGTATCACAGCAAGTACCGCTGTCAACTATATGCCCCTGACCTCGCGGATAAGGGGTCCGTTCTAGAAATGCAGAAAGCGGGTCTCCCGTGTGCTAACGACGCCATTAAGCCAGAGATCAATGCAAGTGTTCAGACGGTTAAGAAGTTCCTACGTGTTCCTGGTCTAACTCAACCAAAGATGTTTTTGGCAGAAGAGACCTGTAAACCGCTGGTCGATGAGTTTACTAAATATCGCTACAAAACGAATGCTGCCGGTGAACTCACCGACGATCCTGATGACCGCGACAACCACTGGATTGACGCCCTTCGCTATATCATGTTTATCTTATTTGGGAAGACGAGTCTAGTTCTAGGCGGTGGATTGGCCTTTAATGACATGGAAGGTCTACAGACTCCAGCTGGGGAATACAATCGCATGCCGTCGCCTATGGAATATGCCTTAACTCAGGGAGTAGCTGTCAACCAAGAAGCGCCCGATTTATCCAAACTGGGACGAATTGGAACATCTCGAGAACTAGATAGAGAGGCCGACGAGCAAGACGATGGGAATGGCGGGTCAGGAAGCTTTTTGTGGAATTTTTAGTGGGTGTTGTAGTATAATGGTAAATTGAGGGCACCCCATGTCACTTTCTAATAAACTTCGTCAACGTCTTAAGGTTTCGCTTACTAATGCGGCACTCGCAACTGAATTAGCTGACTCAGTTGACTCTGCATTAGCTCAAAGTACACCAGTTTCACCGGCATATGTGGTGCCAATTGGTGGTTCGATTCAGACAGTAATTGACCAAGCAGTCGCTGATGGACATTCTGACTCCAATCCGGCCTTCGTTATTGTTCAATCTGCTACTACTGAAAATATCAGCCTTACTAAAGGCGGTGTTTGGCTTGTGGGCGCAAATGGATCAGGCACGATGGCTCCAATCACTATTACAGGTAGAGTCACTATTAACGGCGTAGATGCTACTTATGGTCTTAATCACTTCTTTATTGCAAACCTATCATTTGTGGGCCCAGCCGATGTTCCTGTAATCTTAATATCTGGCACTAATCCCACTCGGCTCCTGATGGACGACGTATGGGTTACTGCAAGTGGCTCTAGTGGAAATGGGCACTGTCTTGAAATAACTAATACGGGTGTTGGGACATCTGCCTATCTAGAGGAATTCAAGGGTAGTCATAACGGTACTGGATTCATGTTGCATTTGGTACATGGAACTGCAATAGTTAAAGATTGCGAAACCAGCGGAACTATCGGTATTGGTTTAGTTGAAACTGGCGCTAGCTTGAATATTGGCAGCGGTGAATGTGACGCAAATGCAACTAGTGCATTTGATATTCAAGCAGGTGGGTTACTAACCATTACGAGATCTTCGATATCCAACACTGCGGCTAATAGTTTTGGAGTTCGTCTACTTGGAGTTGGCGCAGTTGCTGTCCTAGGAGAGGTAATCTTCAGTATTCCTACGGCTGGTACTGGACGAGCCGTAGATGGAGTAGGTAGTAGTGTGTTCTATTACCAGTACTTAGCATTCAGCCCATCTCCGAATGCAAATAACAAGGTAAATCCAGCCATCACGTCAATTGCCCTGGTTACTGCTCCTAGCTTCTCATAAACGTTCAAGCTAAGTAAGACTCTGGGTAGGGTACAATAGCCAATAAGGTGACTACATGGCTATTTGGGACAATTGGCTTAAAAAGAGTATTCAGGGCGAAATTGCGGAGCTTCTAAAGGCTGATGGTATTTCAGCACCAGAGCCTGTTGTTTCTGAGTCGAACACAGCGGACATGCTGCCTCAGACGCCTGAAAAACCCGAAGAAGAGAAGAAGATTGCGCGGCAGTTTGTCGAAGATCCGTACTTCGACATGGTTAGTAATAACTACAACTATAAGACTAAGCTTAGTCGTATTACTAACAAGACACTTAAGGAAGTCTCACTGCGCGATTGGTTAATCTCGTCAATTCTTCAAATTCGAGTAGATACTGCCGCTCGGTTTGGCCGTCCGGAGCACCGACGCCATGAGATGGGCTTCCGCTTCGTAAAGAGAGACCATAACTCTGATTACACGCCGGCTGAGCGCGATGAGATCGCTCAACTAGAGGACTTTGTCTATCACTGTGGCCGCCGTGAGAATGTGCCTGCAGAGGACAAACTTCTATTCGGAGAGTTTTTAAAGTTGGCCATTCGCGACGCGCTTACTTTTGGCCACGTAGCCGTTGAAAAGGTTAAGACACGTACAGGTGGTTTGCACCGATTCCGGCCTCGCCCCGCCGAATCAATCTATCTTATCAATAAGCAGCTCCCCAAGGCGGTAGTTCGGGCAGATGCAGAGACTGTTAAGAAGCTTACCACCCCGAAGAGCGACAATGATCCAGCAATGACTCAGGAGTTTAACACTCCGGAGCATGAGTATGAGAAGTACGTGCAAGTGTCGGGCGATAATCGGCCCTTAGCGACGTTCGGTGACGAAGATCTCGTCTTCAAGCTCTTCAATCCTCAGAACTTCATCGATTCCCGTGGGTACTGCTATAGTCCACTGGAACTGGCCATCATTACTGTACGTTCTCACTTGGACGTAGAGAACTACAACGTTAACTTCTTTACTCACGGTTACGCCTCTAAGGGCATTCTTCACTTAAAGGGTACTGTTACCCAACAGCAGCTCTCGAACTTCCGGCGCTCCTTCTATAACAGCATCACCGGTCAGCAGAACGCTTGGCGAACGCCTATTGTCGCTGGTCTTGAAGAAGTACAGTGGGTACCCATTTCCGCGTCTGCTAAGGAAATGGAATACATCAACTTCAATAACCACTTGATGCGCATTCTTTGCACTCAGTTTCAGATTGACCCGTTAGAATTGGGGCTTGACTATCTCGTGTCTGGCAACGGACGCACGAACACGCAGGCCGCCAGCAGCGAGTACAAGATCAACTTCTCACGTGAGCGCGGCCTTTTGCCCCTGCTTACATTCGTTGAAGACATGATCAACAACGACATCCTTCCAGCACTAGATAAGGAGATGTCAACGAAGTATCGCTTTACCTTCACGGGTTACACTGACGAGACCCCGCAGACTGAGATTGCCCAGCTTCAGGCAGAGATTTCTGTCTATAAGAGCATGAACGACGTTCTGCGTCAGGCACAGAAGGATCCGATGAAGCACAAGATTGCAGATCTTCCCCTGGCTGCCGGTTTCTGGGCGCTAGTCGAGAAGAACTACACTCGTGGAGAGATCCGAGAAATGTTCTTAGGTGATAAGGGTGCCGCTGAGCGTAAGGAACTCCAGTACATTCCTGGTGATCCTAGCTTTGCCGCTTGGCAACAGTTCTTGGCCTCGCTTGTAAGCATGAAGGATCAGAAGAAGCAAGCTGCGGCACAGCAGGAAGCACAGGGTCAGCAAGCACAGATGGAAGCAGCACAGGCCGAACAAGAGAATCGCCACGCTGAAGCTGGGCATGATCGCGACAAGGAGAAGCACGAGATGGAGATGGAGCAGTTGAAGGCTAATGCTGCTCACAACGTCGTCAAGGCTTCTCTGCAAGATTCGGCTAAGCAGTTTGGGGCAACCGCTGCAAATCATATTGGTGGAAAGGTTGTTGCTAACCCCATTAACAAGTTAGGTAATGAATAAGAAAAGCCGGGCGAGTGATGTACTCGCCCGGCTTGTTTGTCTGTATTGCTAGAAAGTGTTAACGGGTAAGTAGATGCGGCTTGCTTTCGGCCATACCGTTACCAGTGATGGTGACATACTGTGCGAAACGCCGAAAATCAGCCAGATTGTTTACACCAGAATAACTAAGACCAGAGCGCATGCCGCCGATTAGTTGTTGAATGAGGGATTCAGTGGGTCCCTTGAACTTTACGAAGGTTGATTCACCTTCGGGAGTATAGGAAGCGTCCGTCTGAGTTACTGAATCTCGAGCCCTTCGGCTTGCCATTCCTCGGTATTCCTTAACCCACCCCTCTTGCTCAAGGATGACCACTCCCGGACTCTCGCTTGTTCCGGCTAAGAGCGACCCTACCATAACCATATCAGCGCCAAATGCAAGAGCTTTGACGCAGTCACCTGAGTTACGGATACCTCCATAAGCGATAATAGAAACATCGGGGAAGTAGTATTTCACTGATGTACATGCTTCGATGGCAGAGAGCTGAGGAACGCCGTGACCGGTGACAATGCGGGTAGTGCATAAGGAGCCTGGACCAATGCCCACCTTAATTACCTTTGCTCCTGCTTTAGCCAAACGCAAGGCTCCATCCTTAGTAGCAACATTACCGGCAATGACATCTATGCCTTCTACAGCGAGCCGTGTGACCATATCGAGCATGTGTGCACTGTCGCCATGGGCGATATCTACATTGATCGCCGTCGCCCCTGCTTCCATGTAGCATAAGGCTGCTACGAAATCTGCTGGCTTGATTCCAATAGAGGGGATGGCTAAACCACCAGCAACTCGAATTTCCTTGATCCATCCGAGAACTGTCTCTGTGGTGGCATACCGATGGAGAATGCCTAGACCACCTAGGCGATGCATTT